CTTATTATCCTTTACAGGATAATAAGGGGTAACATACCCAGACTTACTTAATATTGTTAAAATTAGGTACTTTATTATCTTCAATACATTCAATTGGATGTTGATGTATCTTTGATTCTAAAGGTTGTGTCTTATTGGTATATTTCCCAGTTCTTAAAGTGATATCTATTTTAAGATTTTCTAAATCTTTTAATAGTTTATCATCGAAAGTACTCAAACCTACAAAATCAGTTTTGAATGTTGCAGTAGTAAATGGCTTTGGTCCCGTTGTTGAAGACGAGGCCATATCTCAAATACTAGGCATCATATAAAACTCTGAATCAGTCTCGAATGTTAGTGTAGAATATGACATTGGACTCGTCCTATAAGACAAGGCCATATCTCAAATTCTAGACATCATATTAGACTCTTGCTTTTCAATAGTAAGTATGGATTCCCTTTCAAGGTCTCTATACTCTCTATTGAAAGCTGATTTCCAAAATTTATCTAACATAATTAAGTTTGTATAAGAATTTCTTAACTTCTTAACTATGGAATCTAAATTTTGGAATCTAAGATTTTGCATTAAATCTAATAAATCAATATCATGTTGATTTTGTTTAGATTTTATGTAATCCTTCAGTTTTTCTATATGATTCATAAAACCTTTATATAAAGGTCATTGAACCATAATTTCATTATCAGTTACAGTGTTTATTAACATTGTACTTTGATTCATGAAATCTTTAGAAAAAGATTTTGCACTTTCCACCATTTCTAACTTGAAGATCTCATTCAATTTTGAATGAACTAATCTTTCAGGTCAGGCATAATAATTATCAAATGGAAATTTGTTATGAAGATAATTTCTTATTTCTTCATAATTTAATAATCCAAATGAATATCTTATTGAGTGGTGGAAATCATATAGTGATCTTTTAATAGTATTCGGAGATTTAATCCGATTTCTTATTAAAAGATAACCATATAATTTACCTACACAAGTTAAAATATCTACATTTAGAGAAGGAATTCTTTGTAAATATGTAAATATATTCATATATACAACATGAATATGTCTAATATTAGTTAAGATTCCTTTTAAAGATATTCCACTTATCTCTTTACCATTTTTGATTCATCTTTTAGCAAATTCATAAGTATCATAAGATACATGTGTTTTTGATAAAGATATATCAACACCTCATTTTGTCATAAGATTTATATATATTTGAGCAACTTTATTGTTTTTAATTACAATATCATCACCTAATATTATATAATCCTTAAAATTCTTTAAGCCTGCTAATTCAGCAGCTCAATGAACTACAAGATGATGTGTCAAGGTAAAGGCAGCTCAACTAGTATACGCTCCCATTGGTTGTCCAACTGAATATCTATATGATATTCCTTGGTAATCATAGTTACGATCTACTAATAGATTTCTCCAATTTTTACCAAACTCATAATCATTAAATATTAATGATATAAGTTTTTGTTGTAAGAATATTGGAAATCTATCTGTTGCAGCTGATAAGTCAAGTGAGTGGTATCTTTCTTTGTGATCATCATTTCATTTATGAAATGGATCCTGGGTAAAAGTTCTATCACATGGTAGTTTGCTTAAATTATTAAGTAAAATATTATGTATAGGACGAAGGGCAAATTGTGTGGTATAATCAACCATAGCAATTACTCTTTCTTTTAATTCAGGATCATGCACAATTGATAATTTACCTAACCCAAGTTTATCTCTATTTATATATTTCGTATAAAATTGTGATAAATCTTGGTAGAATTTATTTAATACAAGTTGGTAATCACCAACAATATTGAATAAATATCTAATATTAGATGAATTAAAACTGATAATTGAATATAGACTAGACATTGAAGCTTTTCCATTTGGAGAACCTTTTATGCTTAGATAATGATCATTATCAGTATAAATGGGTTTTGTTGATGATAGATTATATTTAGATATAAAATCTAATATAAATCATTTAGGTATAGTATATACTTTTCCTTTGTAAGGATCAGTAATAGTACTTAACTTAACTATCCTAGCTTTAGATTCTGATTTATTAGGAACTATACGACGAGTATACGTTAACAATGTTAACAATGCTCTAGGATTATCATTAACTAATCTTTTAAGATATCAAAATCTTAAAGGAAAACCAGTTTTATCAAGTGCAACATTTTCATTATTAGAATATAATGGTTTACCACACATATATCTTGTTATATGAAGCTTTGCAGCTTTCATATACTTGATAGTGTATAATAAACCATTACTTTTTCTTAAATGATTTATGAAACCAAGAAATTTATCAATTTCAACACTTAAGTTAATTTTAAAAATATGTAAGATAAGTCTTTTAATAATTATTATTTGAAGATTGTTTCTTTTCATATGATTTTAATTTTAATTTATTTGTTAAAGTCAAACTTATTTAAGTGTTTATCCTTAAACAGAACTCCGAGCTATTCATATTTATATTAAGCAATTCACCTATGTGAACTTAATACTTCAACATAGTTTTCTCTATGTCTAGATACACCTTAACTTAGTGTATGAGGATATTCCTCCCTATTATCCCTTTAAAGGGATAATAAG